TAGAGCGAGGTGGCATTGTGGCTAATAAGGGTTTGTACTATAACATTCATCAAAAGCAGGAACGGATCGCAAACGGTTCAGGCGAAAAAATGAACAAGGTTGGTAGCAAAAACGCCCCAACTGCCAAAGATTTTAAAGAATCTGCCAAGACTGCCAAGCCACAAAGCAGAAAAGACATAATTGCTGACAAGATGAAGGATATGTAATGGACTTTAATCAAATGGCTAATATGTTGCGTATGCAACCTACAGTAGATTCTGCTGGACAGCCTATTGATACAAAAAGACCTATTGTTTTTGACAAAGGTGGTTACGAGCCACACACAGAATTAAGCATGACCGCTACAGGGCATGAATTAGGTTTGCCGCAAGCTAATGCTATGTACAATGTGCCAACCATTTATAACGGTCAAATCAACGATCCAAGCACCTTTGGCGGAATGAACGAAATCCGCAAGAATGTGATGCAAACCCCAAACGCATACAAAGCCTACGCAACAGAACAACAAGCTATTCCTGATGCTATTCAGCGTTCTAAAGACATTGGTAACGCTAGAAGTGATGAACTTAGACGGGCTGTTTTAATGAGATATATGGAGAATATGTAATGGAACACATGAGCCGCAAATACAAACCTGAAGATGCCATGCTTAGACCGCATAAAGAATCTACGCTAGAGAAACAACAGCGTTTAAGACTAGAGCGTAGAGCCGCATTAGCTGACAAACTCAAAGACTTGGATAAAGAAGTCAAATAGTAGTAGAATTAACTTATCTTAATCAACCACTTGGTTAAATATGAAAATTCAAGAAGTTGCTGTAAACAAGTTAATTCCTTACGCCAAAAACAGCAGAACCCATAGCCCTGAACAAGTAGGGCAAATAGCCGCCAGCATCAAAGAATTTGGATTTCGCAATCCTATATTGGTAGACGGGGTAGGCATTATTGCTGGGCATGGCAGATTAATGGCCGCCCAAAAGCTAGGCTTAGACCAAGTACCCACCATTGATTGCTCTGATATGACTGAAAGCCAAAAGAAGGCTTATATCATCGCAGACAATAAGCTGGCACTAAACGCAGGGTGGGATAACGCTATGCTAACCATCGAAATGCAAGAGCTAGAGGATGAGGGCTTTGACCTTACATTACTAGGTTTTGACGATAAAGAGCTAAATGCCCTGTTACAGCCTGAAATTGTAGAGGGGCTAACAGATGAAGATGCCGTACCCGATGTACCTGTAGAACCCAAAACCAAGCTAGGCGATATATATATCCTTGGAAATCATAGACTTATGTGCGGGGATAGCACAAGCATAGATGCGGTAGAGAAATTAGTAGCTGACACAACTATTGATCTTTGCTATACAGACCCACCTTACGGCATTAACGAATCAGGCAACAGGGTTGGCAGAGGTAACTTAGGTAATGCTGATAGTAAAATTATGGCTAAAGGTGTTGTTTATAAAGACTTTAAAGACGATACGATTGACTATGCTGTAGAAGCGTATCAAATTGTAGAGGGCGTTCTACAAGTCAAAAGACAAGTTTGGTGGGGTGCTAATTACTATTGTCATGCTTTGCCCCAATCAAATAACTGGTTTGTATGGGATAAACGCACAGAGGATAAATACAAAAATACTAATTCTGATGCTGAAATGGCTTGGGTTAAATCCGAATGGTCATCTGTTAGGATTTTTAGGCATTTATGGATGGGGCTTGTTAAAGGCTCTGAGCATGGGCAAGCTAGAGTACACCCAACCCAAAAACCAGTAGCATTAGCCGAATGGTCGTTTGATTACTTTAAAAATGTCAGCACAGTCTTAGACTTGTTTGGCGGTTCAGGCTCAACATTAATTGCTTGTGAAAAAACCAATAGGCATTGCTTAATGATGGAGTTTGAGCCACATTATTGTGATGTAATCGTTAAACGTTGGGAAGATTTTACTGGCAAGCAAGCCGTACTTTCGGAGTTATAAAATGGCTCAAGGAAAAGAACATAAGCCTACCGAAACAACTAGAGAACAGGTTAAACGCTTGTCTGCATTGGGTTGCCCCCATGAGGATATAGCTACAAGGCTAAAGATTAGTGCTGATACGCTAGTTAAGTATTTCAAAGATGAGCTAGACGAAGGGCGTATTGATGCCAATGCCGCTATTGCTGGTACTTTGTTTAGTCAAGCTAAAAAGGGTAATACTGCGGCCGCTATCTTTTGGTTAAAAACACGGGCAAGATGGAAGGAAACGCAGGTCAATGAGGTTACAGGCACTAATGGTGGTGATTTAAGGATAGCATGGGCAGATGAGTAGCCCTATAAAGCTAAAATACCGCCCTAGAAGCGTTTTTGAGGATTTCCACAGCCGTAACCAACGCTGGGCAATAATCGTAGCTCACAGGCGTTGTGGCAAGACCGTAGCGTGTATTAATGACCTTATTGTCAAAGCCTTGCTGGAAAACAAAAAACACGCCCAGTATGCCTATATTGCCCCTTTTTACAGTCAGGCTAAATCAGTTGCTTGGAGATATTTAGAGCGCTTTTCCGAGCCAGTTATGACCAAATCTAATCAATCTGAGTTATGGGTTGAATTGATAAACGGGGCAAGGATTAGGCTATTTGGTGCTGATAATCCTGATGCACTCCGAGGAAATTTTTTGGATGGCGTAGTTCTTGACGAAATGGCCGATATGAAACCATCTGTATGGGGTGAAATTATCAGACCACTTTTAGCGGACAGATTGGGGTGGGCCACTTTTATCGGAACACCTAAAGGCCATAACGCCTTTTATGATATTTACAACGAAGCCACAAAAAAGCCTAATTGGTATGTAAAAGTGCTACGAGCAGATCAAACTATGCTTTTGCCGCAATCAGAATTAGACGATGCCAAGGCTTCAATGTCTGACAACCAGTACGAACAAGAGTTCTTATGTAGCTTTGAAGCCGCTATTATTGGGGCGTTTTACGGCAATGAAATGCGTAGAATCACCGATCTTGACCGCATTACTACTGTTGATTATGACCCGATGTTCCCTTGCCATACCGCTTGGGACTTGGGTTTTAATGACAGTACTGCTATTTGGTGGTTTCAGGTGGTATACGGTGAGATACGGGTACTAGATCACCACTCATCTAACGGTCAGCCAATACCGTATTACACAGGATTACTTGCCCAAAAAGAAGATGAGTTTGGGTACAAATATGGCACTCATTGGTTGCCTCATGACGCACGGGCAAAAACTTTAGCTAGTGGTGGTAAGAGCATAATCGAACAAATATCTGCAAAAATTGACATAAAACATCTAAAAATTGTTCCAAACCTGTCAATTCAGGATGGAATACAAGCAACACGACTTGCATTAACTCGCACTTGGTTTGATAATAGATGTGAAGAAGGCATTGAATGTTTGCGTCAATATCAAAGGGAATGGGATGATGATAAAAAATGTTTTAGAGATCGCCCGAAACACGATTTCACAAGCCACTCTGCCGATGCGTTCCGCTATCTCAGCATTGTATGGAAAGATGAGGACAGTCCTATTCTCAAAGATACAAGGATTAAAGGACTTCATGTCGGGCAAACGGATGTAACTTTGAACGAAATGTGGAAAGAAACCCCCAAAGTAACTAACAGGAGAATTTAAATGACATCAGCGGCCGCAACCTACGCATTACCCTACGAGCATGTAGCAAATTCACAAACCGCCCAAATATTAGGCACAACAGGTGCAATAGGTGATTATCTACACCGCATTACTGTTACTGTAAATACTGCCGCAACCAGTACAGTATCTATCATTGATGGTTCTTTTTCCCATGCCATTGTGCGAGCAAACACCCCCATTGGCGTTTATTCCATTGAAATGAACGCTATATCCCAAACAACAGGCTGGAAAGTAACTACTGGTGCTGGTGCAGAAGTATTTGCTGTAGGTAACTTCACCTAGGAATAAAGATGGAACATACATACACCGATTGGTACAACTGCATCGCCCAGTACGAGCGTACATTCAAAGAATGGGAAGGGCGAGCCGATAAGATTGTTAAGCGTTATCGTGATGACCAACGCAGTCGCAACAATCCTAATGCCAAGTTCAATATCCTGTGGAGCAATGTCCAAACCATTACCCCTGCTGTATTTGCAAGGTTGCCAAGACCGGACGTAAGCCGCAGATTCCGTGACAATGACCCAATTGGTCGTGTAGCGTCAATGATGTTAGAACGGGCATTAGAGTACGAGATTGAGCATTATGGTGACTACGCTAGTGCCATGAAGCAGACCGTTCAAGACCGTTTACTCGGTGGGCGTGGTACAGCTTGGGTTCGCTATGAACCGCATATTGTTGGTGAAGAAGGTGGTGAAGCTGAAGGTGCTCCCGATGATGGCTTTCAAGTAACAGAAGATATTGACGAATCTGAAACTGAAGGCGGTATACACCGTGAGAACCAAGAACGCATAGAGTACGAATGTGCTCCTGTAGATTATGTCCATTGGCGTGACTTTGGTTTAACTGTTGCCCGTACATGGGAAGAAGTAACTGCAGTATGGCGTAAAGTTTATATGGGTAGACCTGCCCTAGTTGAACGCTTTGGTGAAGAACTGGGCGGTAAGATTCCGCTAGATACCAAGCCTGATACATCCAAGACATTTAACGAAAAAATGGGCGAAGGTGCATCTGAAGCCGTTGTTTATGAAATTTGGGATAAAACTACAGGTCAAGTCATTTGGCTAAACAAGTCAATGGGTAAGATTCTTGATACCCGTGATGATCCGCTACAGCTTGAAAACTTTTGGCCTTGCCCAAAACCGATGTTCTCAACCCTGACAACAGACAGTTTGATTCCTGTTCCTGACTTTGTTTTGTACCAAGACCAAGCAAGACAGTTAGACACGCTTGCTGACAGGATTGATGGATTCATCCAAGCACTTAAAGTTCGGGGCGTATATGACGCTTCTGAGCCATCTTTAGCCCGTTTATTCTCCGAAGGTGAGAACAATGCCTTGCTACCAGTTAAAAACTATGGGGCATTTAGTGAGAAGGGTGGACTTGTAGGGGCTATTAACCTTGTAGACATCAAGCCGATTGCTGAGGGTTTGAACATGGCTTATCAGGCTATGGAACAAGTTAAGGGTCAGATCTACGAGATCATGGGTATTGCTGATATTCAGCGTGGCCAGACCGATCCTAACGAAACTCTTGGTGCTCAGATTATTAAGTCAAACAACGCTTCAGGGCGTTTAAAGACTATGCAACACGATGTAGTGAACTTTGCTACCGCCCTATTGCAGATCAAAGCACAGATTATTTGCCAGCATTTTACCGATGACACTATCGTTAAGATTAGCGGTGCAATGCAGTTATCGCCACAAGATCAACAACTTATACCGCAAGCATTACAACTCTTAAAGAACGAACCAGCTAAGAACTTCCGTATTGAAGTCACTAGCGATTCCATGATTTATCAGGATGAACAACAAGAAAAGCAAGACAGGATGGAATTTTTACAGGCTATGGGTGGATTCTTACAACAAGCTATTCCTGCCGCACAAGTTACACCTGAACTTACTCCAATGCTGATTGAAATGCTTAAATTTGGCGTAACAGCGTTCAAAGCTGGTAAAGGTCTTGAAGGATTGATTGACGAAACAGCCGATAAGTTCCGTCAGCAACAAGCACAAATGGAAGGTCAGCCTAAGCCGCCAACCCCTGAAATGCAGAAGTTACAGATGGAAATGCAGATGGATCAGGCTAAGATGCAAGCCCAAGCACAAGCTAAACAAGCTGAAATGCAAGCACA